GGATACGCCATCCCATCCTTCATCAAGGAGGACGAGACGGTGCTGGACATGATCGGCGAGGCGGTGCAGCAGACGCTGCTCAACACCGGGAACATCTATGTGTTTTTCGACGATGGGAACGGGCTGGCTTTGCGGCGGCCGGAGGACATGATCTCCCCAGTGGTGATCGGGGAGCGGTCCCTGCTGACGGAGTACGAGTACAAGACCGACATCGACGAGCAGACGTACAACTCCGTGAAGCTGGCCCGGCCCAACGAGGAGACCGGACGGTGGGAGGTGGTGATCGCGGAGGACTCCGCCAACATCGGACAGTGGGGGCTTTTGCAGCTGTATCAGACCGTGGACGAGGACGTGAACGACGCGCAGATGCGCGCCCAAGCGCAGGCGTCCCTGGCGTACTACAACCGGCGGATGCGGACGGTCAAGGTGAATTCTCTGGGCGTCCCGGGCCTGCGGGCGGGACAGATGGTCTTGATGAAAGTCCCGGGCCTGGGCGACATCAACCTGGACCAGTATGTGCTGCTGGAGCAGGTGACCCACACCTGGGAGAACGACGTACACACCATGGAATTTGAGACGATGGCGATTTGAGTATGGAACTGAGAGATGTTTTGCAACAGATGATCCAGGAGAACACCCGGGCGGGGCAGCCCACGGACCTGCGGATCGGGACCGTGACGAAGGCAGACCCGCTGGAGATCACCATCAACACCCAGATGGCCCCGCTGCGGGCGGGGGTGCTGCTGCTGACGGAGTGTGTGGTGGAGAAGAAGATTCCCATTTTGCAGCACACCCACGAGATACACGATACGGCCACTGGCGGGGGCAGCTGTGACCCGGCGCTGCTGGAGAGCCAGATTATCTGTCAGGAGTTCGGACAGGCCCTGCCGGTGGAAAACGGTTATATCATCCTGAACCGCGCGTTAGCGGTGGGGGATGAGGTGATTTTACTCCGGGTGCAGAACGGACAGAGGTTCATCGTGCTGTCCCGCGTCTTTAAGGGGTGAGAGAATGCCGACATTACCGACGAGTTCGATTGACATTTCCGCCGGCGTGACCTTCCAGCAGCAGCCCTCCCGGACGTGGTACATCAACAGGGAGACCCGGAGAATACAGGGAGAGGTGGACGGACTGGCAGCCGTCCGGCAGGCGGTGGAGATCATTCTGAACGTGGAGCGGTTCCGCTGGCAGATTTACCGGCCCTACTCCGGGATGCAGTGGGAGGGGCTGATCGGCCAGGACCCGGGGTATGTGGCGTCCGAATTGCAGCGCCGGATCACCGCAGCCCTGACCATGGACGACCGGGTCCGGGGGATTTCCGGCTTTACCTATACTGCGGCCGGGAACACTCTGTCGGCCGCCTTCACGGTGAACACCGTATATGGCGATACTCAGACCAGCGTGGAGGTGAACCTGAATTGATCGATTTTACGCAATACACCTATCAAAATCTGCTGCAGACCATGCTGGACCGGGTGCCGGACACCTACGACAAGCGGGACACGGCCCCCATCCCCACGGCCCTGGGCCCGACGGCCTTTGTGATGGAGGGGTTTTATCTCTCCCTGGACCAGGTGCAGCGGCAGGCGTTTGTGCAGACGGCCTCCGGACAGTCTCTGGATGATCTGGCGGTGATTGCGGGCCTGACGAGATACCCCGCTTCTGCTGCGGTGCGGCTGGGCGTGTTCAACGCCGCTGTGGCGATTGGCGCACGGTTCTCCACCATCAACGGGGAGAACTCCATCAACTTCATTGTGACGGCCGCAGACACCCCGGAGGACCCGGAGGAGGGATTCCACTATTACCAGCTGACGGCGGAGACGGCGGGGACCATCGGCAACGAGTACACCGGGCCGATTCTGCCCATCACCGCCATTCCCGGCCTCACCAGCGCCCAGATTACGGACATTCTGGTGCCGGGGGACGACACGGAGACGGACGAATCGTTCCGGGAGCGGATCGTCGAGGCCCTGAATGAGCGGCCCTTCGGCGGGAATATCGCCGCGTACAAGCAATATGTGGGCGGCCTGGACGGCGTTGGCAGCGTGCAGGTGTACCCCACCTGGAACGGCGGGGGGACGGTGAAGCTGTCTGTCCTGGGGGCGGACTGGCTTCCTGCTTCGTCTACTCTGGTGGAGAATGTGCAGAAGGCCGTGGACCCGCCCCCCAACCAGGGGCTGGGTCTGGGCATGGCCCCCATCGGGGCGCAGGTGACGGTGGTGGCTCCCACAGAGCTGACGGTGAACGTCTCCGCCACGGTGACGCTGGCCTCCGGCTATGAGATCGGGCAGGTGCAGCAGCCCATTGAGGACGCCATCGAGGCGTATTTGCTGACAGTGCGGCAGGCGTGGGACACCAACACCAGCACCACCAGCGTGGTGTATGAGGCCAACGTGTACCTTGCGAGAATTACCGCGGCCATTGTAGGCGTTACCGGCGTGGTGAATGCCACGAATGTACAGCTGAATGGCGGGACAGCGGATTTGATTCTGACGGAGAGCGGCGCCACCCAGCAGGTGCCCGTGATGGGGACGGTGAGTCTAAGTGCCGGAACTTGATTATGAGATGTTGAAGCTGCTGCCACCCTGGTATCGGGAAATTCTGGACTACCGGGAAATCTGCCGGACGGAGGAGGCGCAGCTGGAAACCCTGGCGGGGGAGATCACGTCCGTGGCGGACAATTTCTTCTTCCAGACCATGGATCTGTCTGCGATTGAGATGTGGGAGCGGATTTTCGGCATTGTTCCCAATCCGCAGACGGAGGACCTGGAGTTCCGGCGGTATCGGGTGCTGAACCGCATCACCACGAAGCCGCCGTACACACTGGGGTTTCTGTATCAGAAGCTGGACGAGCTGATCGGGCCGGGGCTGTGGGAAGTCCATGTGGACTATCCCAACTACACCCTGTACATCGAGAGCAGTGCCCAGAATCAGAACTATGCCACGGAGGTGGCGTTCACCATCAACCGGATCAAGCCCGCCCACATCGTCTATGTGAACACGCCCTTCATCCGGAGCGGGCTTCTTTTGAGTGAGCAGATCGAGCGGCTCATTCGGACTTACAACTACAAGCTGGGTTCGTGGGCGCTGGGGCAACTGCCCTTTGCCACGGACGGCGAGAATGAGGTGGTTAAATTGCCGGAGACTCCATCCATCCAACAGGCCCTTTTGACGGGGGTGGCCGATTTTGTCAGCGGAGACGTGGCCTCTGCCCGGATCAATGGGACAATCTCCATCACAGACCTGACAAAGAGCGTGTCGGGAAGCGTCCTGACGATCACATACACGGTTGCGGCGGCCCAGACTGCGGAGATCACGTCCGCGGAGCTGCTGGACGGGGAGGGGAATGTGCTGACGGCCTCCCGGGTCTATGTGCCGGTGGGGGATTCCGTTGTGATGAAGCATACAATTCCGGTTTCGGAAGGAGTGGTGAACAATGGCGGATAATCCGATTACGGTCCATCTTCCGGCTGATCTGCCGGAGGACTGGGCGGAAAACCAGATTGTGGCCCCGGAGGGGCAGAGCGTGGGGCTGAGCCAGCAGCACGGGTACAACTACCTGATGGAGCAGGTGAACAATGCCCAGACGGCGGCGATTCAGATCGGGGCGGCGTTTTCTGAGCTGGCCACCACGGAGGATTTGGGCGGGATGCTGACCGCGCAGATTCAGGTGACGTACAACGGGGGTGGGAACTGATGGCGATTTATCGGTGGCGGAAAAGCACACCTGCCCATAGTATTAACGAGATAAGTACCGGACATACACGAGAGACCATTTGTGATTTTGGGACTACTCCCCCTACAGGTGCAAAAATTAAATACGCATCATCTGTAACAGTTGACAGTAATGGAACTCTTTCTTTAGTTTCTCCTGCTTCAGTTAATTGTAGCTGGGAATATGGTACAAATGTGCCTCTGAACGGCAAGACATATGTGCAAGTCGATTCGGGAACTATTTACATGATAGAGCTTACTGGCCAAATATATACCTCCAGGTCAGGAGGGGATGGTAGCGATTACATTGTTGTTTTAGATACAAATACTGCTAAGCCTGTCTATTTAGTAAGTATAGGTTCTTTAACAGCAGGTAGTTTTATCGACTACATTTACTCCACCAATTCTACCGCATACCCCAACGGCGGGGTGAAGGACGGTTACTATTACGACCAGCGGGCAGAGCTTAGTTTTTCTACCATTATCAACGTCCCGCCACAAGCCATGCAAGGCAATCAGATTACGGTGTCCTGGACGGCGGTTGACGGTGCTGACAGCTACATCTTGGAGCGCAAGGCGGACACGGACGCTGACTGGGTGCAGGTCTATTCCGGGGCGAATCTGACTTTCAGCGAGGTCGTGGGCACCTGGACGAGTGTACAGTACCGTGTCAAGGCTGGCGTCTCCGGCACCTACGGGGACTACACTACCAGCGCCTCTGTGCCTGTGGTATCCGCCTCCGCTGTGGTGATCTCCGGCTCTGACGGGAATCTGGGGACGCTGGTCAATGATGTGTCTTACACGGTGTCCTCTAACGGCACGAACCCCTTGACGGTGACGGAGATCATCAATGGAACCACTGCCCGGACATTCACAGCAACAAACGGCGCCAACAACAAGATTTTGGTGGTGGACTTGCCCACGGGCACGGGCACCATCAAGATTACGGCATCCACCAATCCCGGCAGCGGTGTGGTGACGGTGACGCGCAATTGGACATACACCAAGACGGCGCCGACGTTTGCCAATACTGGCAGCACGGCGCAACTGCAACAGAATGGGAAGAACATTTTCCCGCTGACGCTGTTGGAGTGTGTGCGTGGCAGGGAAAATTTGGCGCCGGGTGGGTTTGGGCTAGGCACAGTTGCTGTTAACATTTCGGACCTGAATGATGCCACAAAAAACGGATGGTACATGAATGCTGCGGGTGGAGAAGCCGTACACGCTCCGGACAATGTTGCTGGTTGGCTTGTACTGGTGTGCGCATACGCTGATGAGATTGTGTTTCAAACTGCATATCGCTACGGGAGTGACGAGGGCCTGATAAGTGCTCGGCGATCCCATCACTATCTTTTTGGAGGGTGGCAGCCTTGGGAGTGGATCAATCCCCCCACTCTGTTGGGCGTCGAGTACCGCACCGTGGAGCGATACAACGGAAAGCCTGTGTATGCCAAAGCAATCAATTTCGGTCAGGCACCAAATGCCACATACAAAGAAGTCTCTCATGGGATAGAAGATTTCAGCCAGCTCGTCTCATATACAGGGATGATGGGAGGCGCCAATCTGATCGAAGCCCCTGCGCTTGACAATATTCTGATCAATGCCTCAATTATCCGGATCACGACAAATACGGATGCGTCCGGAAGCTATGTATATCTTGTCTTGCGTTACATAAAAACAACCGATTGAGGAGGGCGCCATGAAGATCATCAAATACCAGCTGGCGACAGAGATCAACCACGGCACCCCTGAGGAGCCGGACATCGAGACGGTGCTCTCCGGTGTTGCGATGCCCTACACGGAGGCATCTTACGCCATCGCCCAGACGGAGGCATATCAAGGGCAGATTACCGTGGAGGATGATGGACAGCCGGAGCCGGAACCTGAACCGGAGTATGTGACCTATGCGGAGCTTGCGAAAGCAATCAGAGAGGGCGTGAACGCGGTATGACAGACAAGCAGTTTGTACTTACCACCATGCGGGATACCGGGCTTGCGAGGGCACAGACCCTCCAGGCCCAGGTTTCGGACATGACCGGGACGGAGCTGTATGCCTCCGAGGACTACATCCCCAGCTTTACGGCGGCCTGTGACGCCATGAACATGCTGGAACGCAAGGCGGGCTTTGTCTGCCGGTCTACGGCGGGGCGTGTGGTGCGTCTCCTCCAACCCTATGACAGCACCATCTACACGGACGAGCCGGAGGAACTGCCCGCACAGTGGGGCTTTGCGTGGAGTACAGACCCGGCCAAGGCCCTGCCGTTTATCGCCGTCTCCACTTCGCCGTATATGACCGGGGACTGCTGCACCTATGACGGCCACGTCTGGCGGTCCGGTCAGGACAACAACGTGTGGGAACCCGGAAGCGTGGGCGTGAAGTGGGAGGATTTAGGGGAGGTGTCCAATGGCTGACGAGAAGTGCGTTAGAGACCCCCGGCATGACTGCTTTGGCCTGGAAGCAGCAGCCCGTCTGGAGGGGCGTATCAAGGCTCTGGAGGACTGGCAGCAGGACTCCAAGAAGTTCCATAATTCGTTCTATGACTGGCAGCGGGAACAGATTGCCCGAGACGCCAAGCTGGACGAGCAGCTTTCCAACATGGATAAAAACATCGAAAAGCTTCTGGCAAAGCAGGAGGAACAGACGGCAAAACCAGGGCGCCGCTGGGAGGCCATTGTGGACAAGTCCGTGTGGGCGGTGCTGGCGGCGGTAATTGCCTTTGTCCTGGCTCGTATCGGATTATAAGAAAGCGACGCCCCCGAAGGAGCGCCGCAAGCCCGTAGTATTCGTTGTCTCCGTCCATTGCGACTTAACGCGGAGGGAGCGCTATCAAAACAGCACACGTCTGCACAACGGGCAATAACATCTTACATCATTAGAAACCGGCGGTCAAGCCGGATATTTGAAAGGAGCTACCAATCATGAACAAGACCATCAATAACATCATCGATGACTTCAAGAGCGGCAAGATTACTGCGGAGGATGCCAACAAGCTGCTGGTTGAGGCTGGCGCCGGATTTTCCCTGAACCCCGAAAAGAACCCCGACGGCGGATGGACCGAGGCAGAGATGGCGGAGGGATTCCTTCCCGGCGAGGAAAAGAAACCTCTTCCGGACAAGGTAGACATGGGCCGAAATCAGGCGCTTGCCGGACAAGTGGTTCGCCAGAATACCAAGCGCGGAAAGTTTGATGTGACCTATGATGCAGACGGTTATGCCGTCAAGGCCATCCGAGTGTAATCGGGAGGTCTGATATGGACATTTCCTCTCTTGGCATCACCGGAGTGGCGGCTATCACCGTCATCTGCCTGCTGATTGGGCAGGGCGTGAAAGCGTCCTCTCTGGACAGCAAGTTCATCCCCATCATCTGCGGCGTCTGCGGCGCTGTGCTGGGTGTGGTAGGTATGTTCCTCATGCCTGACTTCCCAGCCACGGACTACATCACCGCGGCGGCTGTGGGCATTGTGAGCGGTCTGGCTGCTACCGGAGCCAACCAGGTAATCAAGCAGCTGGGAAGTGACAGTAAATGAGCTACACGATAAAGGAGCAGCTGGCGAACTCCGGGAACTATGGCGGTTCCCGGAACGCCAGCCAAATCCGGTATCTAGTGTACCACTACACCGGAAATGACGGGGACAAGGCGGCCAACAATGCCGCTTATTTCCAGCGGAACATTGTCAAGGCGAGTGCCCACTACTTTGTGGACGACACCACGGTGTATCTGAGCGTCCCTGAGCTGAAGATTGCGTGGTCCGTCGGCGGCAGCAAGTACGCTAACGCCGATAAGACTGGCGGCGGCACCATGTACGGTGTTATCACCAACACCAACAGCCTTTCCATTGAGATGTGCGACACCATCCGGAACGGTGTCTATCAGGCCAGCGAAGCAACTCTTGCCAATGCTGCCGCCCTGGGCCGGGCACTGATGGAAAAGTACGGCATCCCCATTGAGAACGTGTACCGTCACTTTGATGTGACAGGGAAGCACTGCCCGTCGTACTTGGTGAGCGCCCAGAAGTGGGCAGAGTTCAAGAAGAGACTGGAGGTCAAGATCATGGACAATACACCCAGCGGCGTCCACAAGGAGGGTGTGGAATGGGCCATTGCAAACGGCATCCTGACGGGCAACGGCGAGGGGGACCTAATGCTCTCTCAGCCGGTCACCCGGCAGCAGATGTGCACTATGTTGCATCGGCTTTGGGAGCTGATCAGGAAAGAATAAAAAGAGTCCGCCTCCAGAAATGGGGGCGGATTTAATATGTAATTTCATCTGTAATTGTATGTAAATATCTATGCTTTTGTGTTAAGAGAGATAACGAACAGTGATATTTTTCAGAAAACTGAAAACGGCTAAAAGCACTGTGGCACAAGAAAAAACCTCGCAACCGTTACGGCTACGAGGCTTTCTGCTTTGGTGACCCGTCGGGGATTCGAACCCCGATAGTTAATGAATAAAACTATTGAAAATAAAGGGATTTCTCTAATCTGTCTGTAAATTTATCTGCAATTTGGATTCGAAATAGCCATTTACTTTGCGCGCGGTTGCCCTTTGTTCGGAGCTGATTGTATGCTGGTAGACGGTTTTTAACATATTGTCAGTGGCGTGTCCCATGCGCTCCTCCGCGTACTTGTTTGGTATTCCAAGGGCCAGCATGACGGAGGCGTTAATATGGCGTAGATCGTGGAAGCGGTAGTGCTGGACGCCAGCCTTTTTGCAGATGGTTTGGAATCGACAATACAGGGCGCGGCGTGAAAGATTTACAATATACTCCCCATTATGCGGTGCTGCTGCAATCAAATTTTGAAGATACTGTGGGAGATCAAGGTCCCGTTTGGAGATATATGTTTTGGTCGTTTTAACGCCTTCGTCCACTTTTGCGCGCCGGATGTGGAGGACATCACCGTCAACATCTTCCCACTTGAGGCCCAAGATTTCAGACATACGCAAACCAAGCCAGAGAGCAAGCATAATCGGGAGCTCGTTTTCGGTGTCCTTACACGCCTTCATGATGGCGCCTATATCATCGTCTGACGGGATAGAAATTTCATAGCGTACCTTTTGCGGGAGAGTGGTTCTAAGAGCTATGTCTGGCCTGTAAACTGCTAATGTAGCACTTAATAGCCCATGAGCGTTTCGGACAGTCTTAGGAGATTTATTCCGAGCCATCATATTGATAGACCGCTGGACGATTTGCGGCGTGAGGCGGTCCAAATCAATATCCAAGATGTCCTGTAAAGCGTTCGCACGTATCCTCTTATATCCGGCAATTGTGGCTGGAGACAAAACGGCGTCCTTACTTTCTACATATTGGTCTATAGCCTCGCCAACAGTTAGCCCAGTCTTTTTCCTGGCCGCTTTAGCTCCGGACTTTATCGCTGCTGCCTGATTTTCTGCCTCTTTTTTTGTTGGGGCGGTAATGGATATTCTCTCCCCAGCTATCATAACGCTAACATTCCAGTTACCAGATGGGAGTTTTTTGGCGCTTGGCAGCTTCAAGCAGATCACCTCCTAGAAGTACGCCGCCAGGGGAGACCTGACGGCGGTTTTTATTGGATCGACAGAGCATCTGTGAAAGTGCCTAACGCATATCTGATGTTCTCCGCCGTTGCAAGGCCGAATGGGTTTTCAGAAGAAACGGCCCGTTTGAAAAATGACAACAGTTGTTCGAGCGAAAGCCCCATACGTTGTCCTTTTTCCTCCAAGTGCTTTGCCATATAATAGTCCTGCACAGTTGCGCTATCACCTAACAGTGTATCAACTCGCCTTGTCCACATGAAAAAGGCAAGGCAATAACAAGCTAAGGATTTTTCATATTCTCCAATGCTCTGTAGAAATGTAGAAGCATTTGAAAGGACTACCGGATATTTTGCCCTATCGTTTTCCCGATAGCAGGTTTTCATATCCTCTTCCAGCAGACTCTTTATCAGATCTTCAGGAGGATCGTTCGGATTTTGGCTTTTCTTTTTAATAAGACGGTAGTGGGAGAAACCCAAGCTGTACCGCTTATTTAGATCAAAAATTTCATAGGGGACTAGAGCAGACTTTCCCTTTTCTGTAAGCTCGTATTTTCCTACAGGAAAAATCGATTCCAGTTCCTCGATCGGGACATTGTTTAAGAGCCGCTGTACCAATTCTCCTTTTTTCCCAGTTGTTTTTAGATCGTGTTCTGCCAAAACGGCCTTTAGATCGGGAATCGTTTTCAAGGAGATGTTGGTTTCTATATCGGATATTTCCAAGTACCCTCCATCCAAAAGGCGATGGAGAGCAGGTGACACGTTTCTTCCAAATTCGCTCTGACTATAATACGGTGGTATTTCATAGTCAGTCTGTTTCTTGTTCCAAAATCGAAGCGCCTCAGAATCTAAGTATGATATTTCAGCACCAACAGGACGATCATCATTTTGCCTCAGCATAGGAGGGGGATCGTCTCTAGCTGGCGGACTCTCCATCTCACGGTTTCTTCTCAAAAAGTCCAGTAAACCCATCAGAACATCCTCTGAATAATCGCCTTATAAATTTTGTCATCGATCTCCAACAGGGAACGCTTTCCATCCTTGAACATGACCGCCAGAGTGATGGTGCCTTTACTCTTAGCTGACAGACTGCCGGCCAGCATCCCGACAGGCCCCAGCAAGGCGCCGCCGACAATTCCGCGGGCTACGCCGGAAGCTGCGCTTTTGCTGGTTTCCTCGGTAATGACCTCGTAGGAGTCAATGGCGGCTTTATCCAGAAATGCGTTTTCACTCCAACGGCTGCTGACCATGATCTGCGGTTGTCCGCCCAAGTTGCCGACCGGCTTTCCCATATAGTCACCGGCTATTACCATGTTTTTTGCCATTATGGTTCCCCCTCTGCAATTTATAATGGAATTGTAATAAGTAAGTACAAGATGTAGGTCAACACCAAAATATAGAAAAGTATATTAGCAATTTTCTCCAATTGATTATAAAAATAAGTAATGCTATACTTGAAATCACTGAAACAAATGTTCGATATTGGGAGAACACAAAATGACTGCATGGGATGTCTTACTCAAATGTGGAATTTGTGAATTGCCAGTTGATTTGAGAAAGGTTTGCAAAGGACTTGGAATTGGCCTTTTTTCATACAGTCAGGGGTATTCTATTATCCAAAAACTTGGACTTGTTCATCATACCATTGGAGCCGATGGTTTTTTGTTCCAAGCAGATGGCGTATCAATTGCCTTTTATAACCAACAACAACCGTTAACACGCCGGAATTTCACGATTGCACATGAAATCGGGCACTTTGCTCTGGGCCATGCGTGCATAGAAGGCGCAGTCAGGCGCGAACCGGGAAACAAAAACGATCCCGAAGAAAAGGAGGCAAATCTTTTCAGTTCTATGTTATTGGCGCCTACTTGCGTCTTGCGCGGGATGAAGGTTGATAGTGCCTATTCTATTGAGAATTTATGTGCAATCAGTTATCAGGCAGCAAATATTAGTTGGGATAAGCTGCAACGGCTTTGCGCTCTAGATGATGCATATATGGCCGAACGTGGATATTCTTACTTTTTTAGATCGTCAACCGAGTGGAAAGTCTACAAGCAGTTTGAGCCATTTATTAGAAATCATCTAGCGAACCATCAAATATCTCTTCGTCGTTGACAAATGGCATAACATCAATGATTTTTCTGAGTGCGTCCATTTGATCTTTTGTATAAGTCCGTTTAACTTTCTTTCCATCTCGCCCAATAATAATGACTTCTTCAAGCTCGTCTCCGGATGTGGAGGCGGGCTTTTCTTTTTTTTCTCCAGTCAGGTCTTCTACAGTCACTCCAAAATAAGTAGATAGCCTCTGGAGAACAGTGTCACGTGGTTTCGCCCCATTTTTCCATCCTGTTACGGTGCCAGAAGATTTTACGCCAACTTCTGCGGCAACGACATTCGGGGCTTTTCCTTTTTTTTCGCACAAAGCGACATATCTACTCCAAAACATAAAAATCTCCTACCGAAAATTGTGCATTACCACAAAACTAATAAAACTAATAAGATCGGCTTTACAAACTAATAAAAATGAGATACAATAATCTGGAAGACAAGAGAGCACAAACAACCGGCCACCCGCCGGGCGGCTTTTATCAATGTATTGCTGACACTTACATAATAAATGTCGCAGCTCACTTTGTCAATGATTAAAACTAATATTTTTAAGAAATGGAGGGAGAAAATGAGTTTTCTGACTGCGAGAAAAAACGCTGGACTTACTCAAAAAGAAGTCGCAGATCAGATTGGAGTAGATCAGACTGCGGTTTCTTTTTGGGAGAATGGGAAGACGCTCCCGCGTGCGTCACTGCTTTCAAAAATTGCGATGATCTATGGCGTGACGGTGGACGAGCTTCTTTCAGATCGGGGAGAAGAGTGAGGGGAGGTGAGAGGAATGGACAAATTCAAAGTAACCCAAGACCAAAAGATTTACTTGGGAGAAAAGGAAATCACGCACTGCACCGGGTTCAAAGTTATCGCAAATGCAGGCGATGACCCGGAGGTGGAGCTCCGAGTCATCGTTGAGAGTGCGGATATTCAGAACTATCAGGCGATCCCTATGCAAACGGAATAACGGTGAGAAGGGGGAGTAAAGGCGGGCATCATGTATCAGTTTGATTTCATTCGTGAGCTCCAGGAAGCCGCAGAGCGGGCCGGAGTACACTTCGACCCGGCAGAGAGGACCGAGGAGGAGCTGGGGCAGCTCTATGGGCTGTTCTGCCAAGACGCGCGGACCTATCTGGCGAGCACGTTCATGAAGTATTTGAAATGAAAAATCCCGTCTGGGTAGGCGGGGAAGGGAGGAAGCGTGAGACAGTTAACCATTGACCCGGAATTCCGGGATAAGGTACCGCCTATGACGCCCGAAGAATTCCGGCAGTTGGAAGAAAACATCGTCAAGGCGGGGAGAGTATTGGTGCCGCTGGTGGTATGGGATGACATTATCGTGGATGGGCACAACAGATGGTCGATCATCCAGAAGCACCCGGAAATCAAATACCAGATTGAGCAAATCGAGTTCAAAGACCGATATGAGGCTATCGTTTGGATCTGCAAAAACCAGCTTGGCCGCCGCAATCTTACGGAGGCGCAGAAGTCCTATCTCCGGGGGAAGCAGTATGAGGCGGAGAAGATGGCACAGGGCGGTGATAGAAAGTCGGAAGGATTTTCAAACGGACAAAATGTCCACTTGAAATCACGCCGCGAAATCAAAGATGGCACCGCCGGCCGTATTGGTAAGGAGTACGGCGTGAATGGCCGGACCATCCGCCGGGACGCTGAATTTGCAAAGGGAATTGATATGGCGGAGAAAACGGCTCCCGGTATTCGAGACGCCATTCTGAGTGGTGAGGTCAAGGTTTCTAAGGAAACAGTAGCACAGCTACCATCCATGCCAAAAGAGACAAGGTCAGCTACCATTCAGTCGATTGCTTCTGGTGATCCTCCAAAAAAGAAAAGCAACAATCCTGCCGGATATTCGAAAGAAAGACGGGAACTGGATAAGACCATCGAAAATGTAGTATCCGCCATGTATGACACAGACCGGGTCGTTGAGCACACAGTCGATGATCTGATCGAGGATATGACTGCCATTATTGATGACTTTACCAAGAAAATTAAGCGGTCTTTGCAGAACCACAGCACGGTACTGCAAGATCAGTCGGCCAGAGAAAGGGCAATCGCCGCTCTGTCGGAAGCAGAAGCGGCGATCAGCAAAATGAAAGGAATCATTCTATGATCAATTCTACACCAGAATACGAATATAAGCAAGCCAATACAAAAGATATTTTTGTAGACCCACTTTATCAGAGAGACTTAGACAATTCCAAAGTCAGCAAAATCGTCCGGGATTGGAACCCCTATCTGGTAAATGCGGTGAAGGTTTCTTGGAGAGATGGAAAGCTTTGGGTTTTCGACGGTCAGCACACGATAGCTGCCTGCAAAGCAAAGCGGGGCGGGCGGGACTGCATGGTTGACTGCAAGGTTTTCTATGGGCTGACACGGCTTGATGAAATGGAGCTGTTTATCGCTCAGAATGGAGCAGCAACCCCAGTCAAGACCAGAGAGAAATACCGGGCTCTGTTCAACAATGGCGATCCTGACATTACTGCAATGGTTCGTGAATGCGAGATGATGGGTTTTCTTGTGGATTTCAATCCCAGCAAAGCCAGAAACAGAATTCTTGCACTCCGAGCTCTGTTTACATCCTTTAAATCATTAGACAGCGAATCATTCAGGGATATGATGCTGATCATCAAAGAGGCATGGGGCGGAATGCCTGAAAGCCTCACATCCGAAATTATTTCTGGTATGACAAAATTTTATATGGCATACCACGGAGATTTTAACCGGAAACGATTGGTGAAACGTCTTTCCCATAATAACCCGATTGCGATTGTACGAGACGGTAAAGTTACAGCTTCTTCTGGCGCTAATCGGTACGCCCGTATAATTCTTGGCCTTTACAATCAGAACACATCCAGCGGGCGCCTTGATGAACGATTTTAAATAAAGATGCCCCCGCCAGTGCCGGAAACACTGACGAGGGCTACCAGACCTAATCGCACACACCGACTAGGCTTGATGGAACAATTGTACGATTTTCTTTCGAGCCTGTCAAGAGGTAAGGAGGAAAAATCATGAACGAAAACAGCACCATCAAAGACCTGGAGTCCCAGGCGCGCAACACCAAACACCTGATGGACAAGTTAAACCGGGCGGCCTACGGCATGACCTTTGACGAGGCAATCCGGCTGGGCAAAGAAAATCCCCCGCCGTGCAGCGAACACGACGAGGGCAAGGATTGAGCAACCACGAACAATCCCTTTGGATACAGTATATCGCCTCCAAGGGGAGAAATCAAGGAGGAAATCATGGCGCGAACAAAACTAAGCAGGTTTTCTGTTCCCCCATGTGAACAGAGGGCGAGGATTCTTCGCTCTGCTGGAGGACGTATGGGGTATACCGATCGGGACCTGGGAGAATTGGCCGGAATGACCCAATCTAATATCTCTATGAAACTAAGCGGAAAGCGCAAATGGTGGCTGGATGATATTAGCGCCTTAGATAAGGTTTTGTCACTGACTGATGACGAAATAATCCGATTTGTGCGTGCAGGGAGGTAAAAATGAGTACATACATTTTTGCTCTAATCGGCGTTTTTACGGCTACGTCATGGTTCATGCGCTTTCTGGCCTGGATGGAGGGAGAGCGGTGAAAGTCGGAGACAAGCTGCGCCTGGAACCCACCATCCCCACCAGCGCCTTTGTGACCGCAAGGACAGGCCCGCATCCCTGCTGGGTGGTCTTCATCAACAAGCGGCACCATCATTTCACCGTGGAGTTCGATTTCCCCGAAGGCAGCTTCCGGGAAACCTACAAGGAGGAATAACGCATGGACAAACAAGAGTTGAAAAATATTTTGGACAAGCACCTTAAATGGCTACGAGGCGAAAATGGCGGAAAACGGGCCAACCTGTCCGGGGCCAACCTGTCTGGGGCCGACCTGTTCGGGGCCGACCTGTCCGGGGCCAACCTGTCCAGGGCCAACCTGTTCGGGGCCGACCTGTCCGGGGCCGACCTGTCCAGGGCCAACCTGTCCAGGGCCAACCTGTCCAGGGCCGACCTGTCCAGGGCCGACCTGTTCGGGGCCAACCTGTCTGGGGCCAACCTGTTCGGGGCCAACCTGTCTGGGGCCAACCTGTCCAGGGCCGACCTGTTCGGGGCCAACCTGTCTGGGGCCGACCTGTCCAGGGCCGACCTGTCTGGGGCCGACCTGTTCGGGGCCGACCTGTCCGGGGCCAACCTGTCCAGGGCCAACCTGTCCGGGGCCAACCTGTCCGGGGCCAACCTGTCCGGGGCCAACCTGTCCAGGGCCAACCTGTCCGGGGCCAACCTGTCTGGGGCCAACCTGTCCAGGGCCGACCTGTCCAGGGCCGACTACATTGAAAAGGCAAAAAATTTATTTTATCCCATTGCCTGCCCGGAAATCGGCGCTTTTGTCGGCTGGAAAAAGGCAAGGGTCAAAACCGGCGGTCATGAGTGCATTGTAAAGCTGGAAATTACCGAAGATGCCGTGCGCAGTTCCGCAACAGGCCGGAAGTGCCGCTGCTCAAAGGCAACCGTTTTGGAGATTCAGGATTTAGAGGGGAATGTATTGGAGCAGGCCGCCGTCAGTGATAGAGATGAGAACCTCCATTACATTCCCGGAACTGTGGCCTCCGTTTTGGATTTCGACGAAAACCGCTGGAACGAGTACAGCACGGGCATCCATTTCTATATTACCCGTGAGGAAGCGGTGAGGCATATCTTATGAAAAAGCTGACCCGCGAAGAGCGGCGGCGCCGGAGCCAGAGGTGGCATCTGATTACATATCTTCTGTTCCTGCTTCTGCTGCTGGCGTGGCTGGGAAGCTACCTGATTATGACGGTGGAGGCGGAACTGCCCGCTATGCACAAGCCGGAGCCCGCCACGCAGGACGGCAGCTTACCCGGCGACGATACCCCGGCCACCACTCGCTGTTATCTGACAGAAGAAGAGATCGAGGAAAACGAGAATGAGCTTATAGAAGCTGCTTTGCTGGCCCGGTCTCACAAGCTGGAAGGTGCCACCATCACCTTTTACTGCTGTGAGGAGCGTCCTCACATCTGCGGAACTGGGACAGGCATCACAGCCAGCGGCCGACGGGTAACGCCCTATGTGAGCTGCGCTGTGGATACGGGCATTATACCGCTGGGCAGTACCATCATGATCGAGTACAACGGCGGGATGGCCTATCTGCGGGCGG